TCAGTTGTTAGTTGGGATGTCAGGCCATGTTAATTCAGCATCCGAGACATCTACTCTGCTAAGCATGACCAAATACGTTTGCCACGTTTTCAACGCTGCCTCATCATCCGTTGTCGCAATCCCCAGATTAACTGCATACGTCAATTCGTTGATTCTATTGTTTGCCACTGCCCGCCGATTATCCAGCTCTTGTTGTGCAGACTTAATCGCTGCTGCTTTTTGCGCCTTAGTGTCTGTTATCCATTGAGTACCATCCCAAATATCAAATACCGTGGCGGGCGCAAACTCAGTAACGCTGGACGGCAACGTGCCGATCGTTGTCACTGTTTGCTGTTTGCCATCCGCTTTGTTGTAAACCGTAGTGCCTCGGTAGTCCGGCACATGCTCCCAGAGCGTTCCGTCATCGCTTCGCCGTAATGCTTGCCCCAAAGCTGGTAAATCAGGCGCATCAGCATAGCTATCGGCTGGCAACCCTGTGCCAACCATTAGATATTCGTAACTAGCGCCTATGTACTCGCGTGTGAGCGTGTCAACATGATAAACAGTCAGCCACCCAGCCTTGTCTGCCAGCCCATTCTTGCCGAGTTGAGCACCCTGTACTGTGATTGAGTATTTATCGTTCATTATGCGGCTCTCACTATGTAGTTAAATGCAACGTTGCGGGGGCGGACATACGATCGCGCTCGTGATCCGTTGTGATCGTATGACGGAAGATTACTGACTGCTGAATACTCAGACGTGTTAAATGTGGCATCGACGTTATCGATTCTAATCGCCGTCAATGCCGAGTTATTTTCAATATTTGGCTGAATCCACGTTGCTGCTTGTGCAGACAAAACTTCGCGCCCCGCATCCACCCCACGCCCATCATCCCAGCCACGAATAAATTCCCCGCGCAAATCGGGTAGCACACCAGACGGGTAGAGCTGTGCCAGCCGTGGGTACACGGCTTTATCAAACGCCTGACCGTTGCATTTCAGCCAGCCCGCTGGAGCGGTCGCCTGCGGCCAGGGCAATGGGATACCTACAATCTCGGCGATATCGATTTTTTGAGCGAGACCATTTGCTGTACTTGCTGACAAATTCGCAGTTGCGGTAGAGACAAAGGCCGTTGTCGCCAATTGCGTTGTATTGGTTCCGACGGCAGCAGTCGGCGCAGTCGGCACCCCTGTTAATGCAGGGCTAGCAAGCGGCGCATATTGCGGATGTGGATTCGCCGCTGTTGCATGTTGAGTCAGCGCATTTCCTGTCTGCTCTTGCTGCTGTTTCAGGTATGCAGTCCTGTTTGCCAGTTGATTGGACTGCCGGTTAGAAATCCCCCCAGGCCCACCCATAACTGGATCGGATGTTTCGAGTTGATAGATGCCATCTACCCACTCTGTCTTTTCTGTTAACTCGGCCATCAGGCGCTCCCGTAGTTGTAGCTGTTATCGTGATTGGCACTGTTGTTGTAGCGAATGGGTGCGGCGGTATATTCGATGCTGGCCAGCTTGCAGCGGGCCGGGGCAATCATGTTGAGCGTGTTGCGAAGTTGCTGCGCCTGGTCGTTTGTGATCGGCTGGCTCATTAGCACGCGATAAATTGGCCACGCGGATATATCGCCGTGAACCATCAAGCCATCGTAGTTGCGCTGGCCGTCGTAATTCAGCCTGCCGATGTGCTCAATCAGCTCGACTTCACCGAACCCCAGGCTGCGGAAAACCTGCCGGATGGCCCACGGCGTGCCTTTGTAACGGTGCAGCTCGATAGCGGTCTTGATCATCGCCCGTCGCGCATCATCTGATTCAGCCAGTTCCCAGCCATCGCCTTTCAGCGAGAACTGATCGGCAAGTGCATCAAGCGCACTCTCATTAACGATATCGACCAGATACACCATCAGCGCATCCAGATTCAGGTCATCAAATCGAGTAGTGAGATTTGCCAACGCCGATAAACTGACGTCAGATGCGATGACCGGAGGTAGTTGCATGTCAGTCATCAGACACCCCGCTGACGTTAATCGTGATGCCCGTACAGTTTGCCCATTCATATTCTGCGACGGCCAGCGATGCGACAGGTGACGCAACAGCAACGTCATACACCCCTGTTACAGACAGGGCTGCGATCAACTGACTGAGCACGATATCGTTACCCAGCGTTGCTGCTTTCGCTGTTGCCCACGCGGTTACTGCGCTTTCTGCTGCCGTTTTCACCGTGTCTGCAAGTTCGCCGCGCCGAATAACAAGCGATGCCCGGATTTCGTAATTGACAGACACAGGAGCGGCAACAGAAACCGTATCGGTAAGCGGTCGCACTTTTTCGTCAGAGCAAATGCTCTCTACCAGCGCGATAACTGCATCAGAGGGCGCACCGGATGACATCAGCGGATATAACGCAACGGTGCCTGGCACGGGCGAAACAACAGCGACATCAACAATGGCCGGGTGTGCGCTCATTGCATGATAGCGATACGCCAGCCGTGACCCGGCAGTGCTGAACGCTTCAGGCGCGAGCATGATACGCTCACGCAGATGATCATTAGACTCGTCATCTGACCCACCACTGCTTGCAGTCAGGTTTTTGACTGTGAAATCCACATCATCCACTTCATCCAGCAGTGTGCTGACCTGCGCCGGTTGCCAGCCATTACCGATTGTTCCGGCTTCCGTGCATGTTGCAGATACGGTGACTGAGAGCTGGCCAGCCTTCAGCACCGCGTCAGTGTCTGTCGCAAATATCACGCTGTCAGACGCGCTGACGCGAGTTCCAGCTGGAATGAGCACATCTGTCAGCAGCGCTGTTTCAACTGTAAATAGCAACTGCTTAATAATCGCAGCGATGGCCGACAGTCGGTATGTGCCAACCAGCTCGCCCAGATAATCCAGCATTGGTGCGTCGGCATACCGCACCAGGTTCTGCTTTGCAGCATTCTGAATGGCACTGCGCAATAACATTTCCCGATACGCGATAATGTCCAGTAACAGCCGTTCGGCCTGTGCCGGGTAGAGTGTTTTGCCGCTGTCTGCTTCATACTTCGCAATCATCTCGGCGGTGATGGCGTCTGCATCACGTTCGATGAAAACCGGCTCTGTCGTTACCGCCATAAGATATCTGTCTCCGTATCAGTACCTGTCGTGGTTTGCCACTGCACGCGCAGCGTCAGGTGTTCACCGTCCACAGTCGGTTTTACAGCAAGCAGCTTGCAACGCGGCTCCCACCGTGTGATGGCTTCGACGGATTCGCGGACAACATGCGGTATTGCTCTGTCGATTGGGTAATCGATGTAGAGATAGAGATTGCTGCCGAACTCAGGCCGATGCGGGTCACTGCCGCGTGGTGTGCGCAGAATAATGCTGATAGCTTGGGCAATATCGTCAGCACCCTCGACAATCGTGCCGGGGTTTTTGAGCTTCGGTTGCCAAAAAACAGAGTTCGTATTCATGGGGGCAGTATCGCCCCCGGAGAGAAAGCCGGATATTAAACGACTTTAATGAGAGTGTTGGTTTGAGTTGCCACTGGTATCCATTACGCTGCCTGTCGCATTGATATTGCCGTCTACGCTGACGTCCCCCTGAATCACCGCCGCCGCACCGCTGCCGCCGGAACCGGCCAGCCCGCCCTGATATGTCAGCTTCCCTTTCACGAGCATATTACCGGTCACTTCGGTTTCGGGCGCATCGAGTGTGACGTTCTGCGTTCTGACAGTCACATCAGCGGCACACTCAATCACGATATGCTCAATGCCGCCGTTAATCGTAAGTGTGTGCGTTTTGCGGTCATAGTAGAAAGCCCCGCCGTCGCCATGCGTCACGCCACGCACATCCGGGTTATTTGCAGGTGGCGTATCGACGCTTGAATAAACTGACCCGAGAATCACGCCGTCTTCGCCATGTTCATCCAGCAGCACCTTAACCTGCTCGCCCACGTCCGGGAGCCAGTAGTCTTTATTGTTTCGTGTATTACGCTGCACCACATCCAGCCAGCCGGTACGCATGTTATCAAGCTCAGGCAGCCGAACACGGGCGCGACATGTAGCGGGGTCAACCGCGCTGACTGTACCCGTTCGCATCATTTCTTCTTCTCCTTGACGGTTGTGGACGTCGTGCCATCCGGGTGATACACGGTCAGCGTTGTGGTCTTTTTCTTCTTCGACCCTTTTGTTAGCGGACCGCGCACGATTTCCATTTCTGACACGTAACCGTTGCTGCGCGTCAGCGTATGGCGCACTGCATTCAGCAACCAGTCCCTGGAGAACTTGCCGAACCCGGAGAGCGTAACTTTATTACCAGCCACCAGCTTAACGGCCCCCATCACTGTGATTTGCCCTTGTTCCTGGTATTCATTATGCGAATGTAGCGCCGCAGTCGCTTTACGTTCAGCGGTATCCTGATTACTCGCCCTGCCATTGACTTTCAGCGTGTCGGCACTGGTGGTGTCTGCGTGTGTTTTGGCGGTTTTGGCCGTCTTTGTGCTTTGAGACACTGAGCCATCGGCTTCATACACCACCAATTTCTTGTCACTGGCCTTCTGATGTTTCAGCTTGGCCGACTTATATATCTGGTTGATGGTGTCACGCAGCGAATAGCTTGCGATATCAGTCTTTGCCAGCGTCGCCACGCTCGGCAACCCGCGCAGCGTGTCAAGGTGCGAGAAGATAATCTGCGTCGCTGTCACTTTGACTGCATAGCCGTACTCTTTGCCGAGTCGCTTGAGGAACGCGACGTCTGTTTCATTATTCTGCGTCACACGGTCTAACTTGATGGGTTCAATGCTGCCAACCAGTTTCAGCTTGTGCTTTTTAGCGATGCGACTGGCAATCGCGCCGAGCGTTGTGTTCTCAAAACCACGGTTTGATTTGGTGCGCAACGCCGTATTTACCGACGTCGCAACACCCTTTATAGAGACAGTAGACGGCGGGCCACGGCTTTCAATCTCGTCAATCGAAAAGGTGCCGCAATCCAGCATCTTTTCGCCGAGGTAGCCTATCTTCAGGCTCACCGAGTCGCCTTTGCCCGGATACCATTCATTTTCCCAGCGCCCATCTGAGTCTTCGAGTTCGACCTCTATCGTGTCTGACTCGCTTTTGATGTTGTCGGTGTAAGTCACGCGCAGCACATAGGGTGCAATATCTTGGGTAATGTTTTTCTTCAGATACGTCAGGGAAAACATCGGTATCAGCACATCACGGGCTGTATCGGATTGCTGCTGTGTCGTCGTTGTAGTCGTTAGCGTAGCCACGGCGGGGTATCCTCCACGTTGTTGACGTCGGCCGGTTCGATGACGGGAATGGCCAGCACGATACCGGACGGCAATACCGGCGTGATGGCCACATGCGGATTAGCCGCAATAATCCGGTCATACCCCATCGGGTCGCTGTAATAGGTGTAAGCGATGCTGTCCCAGCGCTCACCGGCTTTTGTGATGTGTTCGATAAACATCCTTAAACCCTCCGGGTGGCAATGGCCGCAGTCATCCTGCTAATAGTCGGTGATGACGTATTCATCATGCTGGTCGCTGACCCGAGTTGCGTACTCACTTCACTCATCGTTGCCGCGATGTTCCCGCTGCCGACGCCCATCAGTGACGAGCGTGCATTATTGACAAATGACAGCGCCTGGCTTGACGAACGTACGGCGCGGGCGGCATCAGGGAACGCGCCGGTGACTGACGACAAAGCGGGAATAGAGTTAGAGAGCGGCGTCGCTACGCCGCCCAGTTGCGTCATCAGCCCTGGCACGCGAGCCAGCGCAACTGTGGGATTGGTCGCCATCTTTTGCACCAACCTAACTGTGCTGGTTGCTGTCTGTAACGCTGACTGCGCATTACGCGCATAGCCCACAGCAGAGCGAACCATGGATGCCATGCCGGAGGGGGCGGCGGCAGTGGACTTTGCTACTGCCTTGGTATTCGGCACTGTTTGCGCGACAGCGGGGGCCGTGAGCGGCTTTTTCGGGTCGCCGACGTACTCACGCAGTGTCACTTGCGCGTTCAGAGCCAGCACATTGCCGGAACGGTCGGTCTGCTCACTGGTCGCACGAACGTCAGTCACCACAAACCAGCCGCGATAGTCGCCATTGCCGAATACCAGCGCCTGTGCTTTATGTGTGCGCATCAGATTACGCAGCCGCGCAAGCTCAGTTTCCGGCGTGCAGTACAGCCAGTTAAACACCAGGCTGATGCTGATTTCGTCCAGTTTCTCACCGATGAACTGCAACCGTGGCTTGCCCATAATTAACGCGTGTTCGGCATAATCAACGCCGAACTGGGCTTCAAACCCGTCCCAATACGTGATCAGCTCAAACTCAATATCACCTAACACAGCAAACATCAGGCATACCCCCGGCGTTGTTGTTCTGCAACGATGCGCTGTAACATCTTCTCAAGCTCGTTGAGTGACAGATTTAGCGCCCTGGCGATATCGGGCGAACCGCCATTTTGCGGCTGGCCATTAATGTTAATCGTCGGTGAGAATGACACCTGAATACCCGGCGCAGATGCAGTACCTGACGCAGCATTATTGCCCCGGCGCAAATTAGCCGGGTCAAAAGACTGGGCTGCGGCAGGAAGTTTTGGCATGTCTGGCGTCAGCTCGGTTGCAAGACGTTGCCCGGCAGCAGAGGCTAGCGGGGTACTGCGGCTGATACCAATCGCTGCGCCTTGCGCGATGTTGTCACCGAACCCCATAAACACCCGGCTTGGCGAACGGATACGTAGTTTTTCGGCAAACCAGCCTTTGATGTTATCGCCCAGTTCGCCGACGCTGGCTTTTGCCTCCTCCCATTTATTACGGATGCCATTAACCAGCCCGCTAATGATGTTGCTGCCGAACTCGCTAAACTTACCTGGCATATCAACACCGAAATACTTCATCACCCCGGCAAAAACTTTGTAAAACAGACCGAGGGGCGACCAGTCGAGAATCAAGCGCGTCACACCGCTGATACCGCCAGAAAACGCCGTTGTAATATCCGCCCAGCGTTGTTTAAACCAGCCGCTGATCGGCTCCCAGTAGCGGTAAATGAGATACGCACCGACGGCAATGCCGGTTATTAATAATCCGATGGGATTCATTAATAGCGCTCGGCCCATAATTAGTACCGCACGCCCGACCAATGTAATACCGCGTAATAATGTGCTGCCTAAAATCCTGCCAAGAGTCATGGCAGATTTTGCCAGATTGCCGAACATGCTGATCCACTGGCGAGCGCGGCCACCGGCGCTGAACGCCAGCCGCAACAGCGTCCATTTTGAGTGCAATAGCATGACGCCTTTATATGTGCTGACAATCGGGGATAACAGCAGATTTAGCCCCAACCTGGCACCAATCAAACCCGCTTTAAACGCCAGTAATCCTGCTGCACCGGTGACGATGTTTTTCACTAACTCTGGATTTTTAGATATCCATTGTCCTAATTGATCCATCAGGGGAGTAATTGCAGAACTGACCGAAATTAGCGCCGGGCGTAATGACTCACCCAGGCCGATCGCTGAATCATTGGTTGCTATTTTGCTGCGCCGCCATTGCGCGTCTAATGTGTCGTTTTGTGAGTCGAAATCTTTATCTATTGAGCCTTGAGCCTCTTTACTACCCATCCCAGCTTTTGTTTTCTGATAATCATCCCACCGTTGCCGCATTGCTAATAAATGGTTCACGGTTTGAATATCAGTGAATATTTCGGCTAAACCGAAAGACTCCATTAATTTTTGCTGGCCGTCTTTGTCACCTTGTTTACCCGCTTTTTCCCACTGCTTCAGAAATGCATCGCCTTTTCCTTTTACAAAGCGATCGGCAATCATCAGTGATGCTTCATATTGCGAGAAGCCCTGTGCGACATAGCTCTGCATCGATTTTTGATAATCGACCCCCGCTTTCGCGTATTTTGAAATCGTATCGCTGCGGTTCATTGCGGCCAGCCAGTTCCGCATATTTGTCGCCGCTTCACCTTCTGTGCCCGCGCCCTCCCGTCCGACTTCCAGCGATGCAATAATTTGTGAGACAGCTTCTTGACCGTATATCCCTTTTGCTGCAAATGCGGTGGCCATTTCTGGTAAATACTGCGCCAAATCTTTCAGCTCAAACCGTCCAGATTTCGCACCAAATACGGCGCGGTTGAACGCTTCTTTCATTGCGGCATCGCCAGATATTTTTAGCGACTCAAACGCCAGGCTCATTTTTGCCAGATCGTTGATGTTGGCTTTTGATGCTGTTGCGGTTTTCCCCAACAGATTCATGAAGCCTGATGCTTTGACTGGTTCCATCCCTGCCGCAACCAGCGTATTCATTCCTTCCATCAGCGTTTCCTGAAGCTGATTTGCCTCTTTTGCTGATTTGCGCAGGACATGACCTATTTTCGTTTCTTGATCACGAGATAGATCGCCAGTCACAGAGATATCACGTAGCCCGGATTCAAATGATGCGTACTTTGTGACCGCATCCATAACTGGGGCTGCTGCCGTTCTGGCCATCGCATAGGTTTCGACGCCCTGGCCGTATAGCGCCATGCGATTCGCTTTTGCCGAGTCGCTCATTGCCGCCGCCGACTGCAAACGTTTTTGCTGCTGTTGCAGTTGATCTAGTGTTCTGCCTACACGCTGTAAATCAGCGTTCAGACGTTGAGCGCTGCGTGAACCAACCTGACCATAACGCTCAACAGCACGGGTCAGCGTGTTCTGCCGTTCAGTGAGCTGGCGTGAGACATCGCCAAGCGAATCCAGTGTGCGCCGTGTGCCGGACATCGCAGAACGAAACGCCCCGGATATCGCACCGCCGATAATGACGCCTATTGAGAACTCGGTAGCCACCGTCTACACTCCATTTATTCAGTTGATACGGGATTACAGATATGGAAAACGCGCTGATGTTTTTGAAAGGGCTGCTGGTGACAGCGTTCGGCAGCGTGTATGCCTATCTGCTGGTGAAGCTGACCATCTACGCAGTCAACACCAGCAATGATCTGCTGGTCTGGGTGTTGATGATTGGCGGGGGTGCGGTGTTATTAACGTTTGCCCTGGTGTTGGCCACATTTATCCTGCAACCCGCCATCATGTTATTAGCTGTTGTGTTTGCCGGTGTCGGCGCACTGGTCAGCCGTTTTAATCGTCGCCGTTCTCACGTCTGATTTGCTCACTGGCGATATCCAGCCAGGTTTCCAGTTCGTCTATCGGCAGCGCGTCCAGCTCACTCGGCTGCCACCGCCACCATCTCGCCAGCATCCCCAGTGCGTCCATCATCACTTTCGGATGGTGCAGCCACCCCAATAATTTTCTGAAATCGTTTTTGAAGCGCCAGATAATCACCCAGGTCCATAGAGTCCAGATCTTCCGGCACCAGACCGGCAGAACGAGTCAGCAGCAAATCATCCCAGTCATCGGGTTTTTTGCTGATGCTGCGAATGGCTTTCAGGTCTTTAACCTTGAGACGCTGTAACGTAATGGTCTCAATGGTGGCACCGGCAGCGGTGGTATAGGGAACGGACAGTGTGAAAATGTCGGTTTTATCGGTTGATACGTCGGTCATGATCTGCTCCTGAATGGGGTTCAGGAGCAGTATTGCGTGAGAGGGATGGAGCGGATATTAAAGGGATTTATTAACTATTTAACCGCCAATATTTATGCGGTAATCAGTCAGTTGATCAACGCCGCCGACGCGGAAGATATTCGCCAAGTAATCCAGCTCCAGCAGTTCTTCGCCGTCCAGAACCTGTTTGATGTAGGTACACGTGAAGCTGCTGCTGAATTCCGCATTCTCATGCTGTTTGTAAGTCCCCAGCGGGTTCTTCTTAAACATGATGGTCAGATAGGTGACCAGCGCCACTTCATCGATACGACCTTGCGAGCTGTAACGCTCGACGTTAGAGCGGCACTGTAACGATAACGAACTGTACGGATTGGCAGCGGACAGCATCGCGTCACGATAGAAGCTGTTCCACTTGATTTCACCCTCCAGCTTGTCGAACCCGCTGGGTAGTTCCACTTTGCCGACCATGCCCAAGGCTTTGTGTTCCTGCATCGTCATCGTCACATCAGGCAGCTTCACTTCTTCGGCGCGGCCCAGCAGATTAGTGCCGTTAAGGTAAATGTTCGCATTAGTAATGCGGTTAACTTCGATTTTGGACATTAGCTGTCACTCCCGGATGTCAGGTTTGCCAGGTATTCAGAGGTGATCTCCGTCTCGAACGTCAACCTCTCCAACGGTGGCGGCGGTGTGAACTTATAGCTGAGTAGCAGATGCCCGGATGACAGCTCGGTTTCTTCGTTGCGGGTCGAGTCATACCAGCATTTGAATCCCAGCAATGCGCCGTCGCCAATCAGCTTACGACCATATGCGTTTACCGATTCGGTCAGCGCGTCAATCAGCGCTTGTGTGATTGGCATGTCGATATATTGCAGACTGAAATACCGAATCGACTCGTTGATCACATCCGCCGTCCGGCGCACGTTCTCAAAGTTCTTCATGTGCGTCACAGTTGGCCATGCCGCCGAACGGTTCCCCCACAGGCGCAACCCTGTACCATAGGAATTGAATACTGTCGTGATACCTTGCTCGTTCAGCAAATTGACTTCACAGCTCGGGTCATCAATCATCGCTGACAATTGTCGCTCAACGCCGGTAATGCCCAGGATTTCCTGGTTAGAACTGCTCCACCAGAATCCTTTTTCCAGGTCAACTTTGGCACGCAAACCAGCGGCACGCTGGCTCAGTGGCTCCAGCCGTTCGCTGTTAGATGCCGCGTCGTACACTTTGACGTGCGGATAAAACAGTCTGACCCGCGCAGAACCGGTGTTGAAATTGATGATGCCAGCAGGGCCGCGACCAGAGATCACCTGCTCATAGGTCGTGCCAATCGGCGCATCCACATATGCCATCGCCCCCAGTTTCTCTGCCAGTGCTTGCAGCTCGACGCGGATACTGTTCTGTGTGCAGTACACCGGGGCAATCAGAATCTTGGCGAAGAACCCAAACTGGTTATAGGTATCGTGCAGCAACTTCATGCCTGTACGATTTCCCGCTGCATTGACGGCACCGATGATGTCAGCGGCGGTCACTTTCGTCGGGTCTGCGTAGTCGTAACTCGCCAGCGCCGTATCACCGAGCGCTTTATTCAGACGTGTAATGATGCCGGTTTGCGGCTCCAGACTGTAGTCCGTACCTAAGACAAACGGCACGGCGTTCGCATCCTTCTTCAGCACCAGATTTGCAACGACAGGATTAGCCAGTGTTGCCGATCCGTTGCTGTCGAACGTTACCGGCTCATTATCAACATGCGTTTTATGCACTGCCGGGTCGAGCACGTTGATAACTAACACCGTGCCTGCTGCGTGGTCGTAAATGGCATCCAGCGCCTGGGGTATCGTGAACCCTGTCAACTGACTGCCGAATTTCGCGGCAGCGGTATCAGACGTGCACAGCGTGACGGTATTGACCGGCCCCAGTGGTGCAGTGCCAATCAGCCCAATCACGGCGGATTTTACGGCTTTGACGACGCGAGCGCCGGTTTCAACTTCGGTAGTTTCCACGCCGTGCAGATAGTTAGCTGCCACTGTTCACCTCGTCTTTTGTCTTGTCTGCCTGCCGGTTTTTAGCCAGTGCGACAGGTTGGTCATCAATCGGTGTCAGGTGCTGCAATGCGACCAGCGTTTTCACATAGTCGTTATCCTGCGGCAGCGAGACGTCTTTGCCGGGCCACAGCAGCACTTCCGTACCGTCGGCCAGCGTGACGCCTGACGCCGGGCCGGTGTAGCGATAGTTTTTCATTCGTCCTGTTCCTCTGTTTCAATCCCCGCCAGTAACGGCCCGTCAGGGAGATCGGTGTCTTCAATCAGTACGGCTTCGGTCGCAAAATCGAGTGCGTACTGCCACAACCCCGCGACGTTGCCGATAAACACATCCCGCACCAGCCAGATTTTCCGGTTGCAACCCGGCGGCTTGTAACCGCATAGCACACGCCGTAATACATCGAGCACGGCTACTGCGCCCTGGCGACCATTCAACTGGCGGAACACCACAGTGGCGTTAAACGTCACTGTCTGTGCTTGCAACATCGCACCGATATCTTCTGGCTTGCCGAATTTTGAACCGGCGTAGCTCACCAGAACCGCCCCGGTAGGATGGTTAAGCCGGTAGTCCGCCGGTTTTTCCGGGAAATACTCAATGTGCAACGTGGGCAGTTTTTCGCGCAGCCGGGATACCACGGCATCCACAATCGGTGAAACGTCCATCAGAATTTATCCAGTACGCCGTTACGCCCGCCAAACGTGGGCTGACGCCCACGCACCCTGAATTCCCCACGTTCTGGCGCATCCGTACCAGTTGACTGCAACCCGAGCGTCAACTTTGCATCACGTATCTGCTCCAGCTGTTTCAGCGCCGTTTTAAAATCGTCTTTCACCAGGTCAGGCATGGCACCTTCTGCCCGCCGGGCATACAGCCGGTAGCGCGTCAGCGTCACCGCAAGGTCGCGCAGCACTGTTGGGACTTCGACCAGCGGCAGGGTGAAACGCCCGCGCAGATGGGCGTCGATCAGCTCATCGGCATAGCGGATAGCACTGTCAATGACTGCGGTATTCACTGGCAACGTTTCACCGTACATGGAGCCAGTAGCCATCTCGTCATTGCTCAACTGAATCAGCGTCTGTTCCGGGACGTGCTCAATCAAATCCGCAAGGGTGCAGTACATGTCACACCCCGCGCAGGATACGGATGATGTCGCCCTCGGCAGTCGCCGCATCCAGCGCGATGCCGTTCGATACACCAGCAGGCGTTTCACCGGCAGCAGCGACTTGTGGGATGGCACGGGCGCTGGCGTCGGACTGGACAGCCTGGCCGCGTGCGATAGCCGCCCCCGCTTCAACGGCAATAATCCCCAGCACATTGACCTGTATTGCCGTATCTGCATCACCGTCCACCTCAGCCACACCGAGTGCAATCGCTCCGGCAGCACACGGGGCATTATCTGCCCCAACAAAACGCTGTGCGGTCAGCGCGGCGGAGGCCACGATGGTGGTGGCCAGAATAGGTTGCTGTGTTGCACTCATGATGCCCCCGTTATTTCAGGATGTTGGTAAGGAGATACCCGGCATCGCCGCCAACTACCGCGACTTTGTAGATATCGGTATAACGGCAGTAATTCACTTTGCCGCCCGCGCCGGGGTATTTATCGACAACCGGCATACCACGGCGGCGGAAGGTGTAGCCGAACGAGGGTTCATTCTCGTCAGCACTTTCAGCCCCGGCTGTAACCGGTGCGACGTAATTCAGCATCAGTGAGTCACCCCAGATGTCAGACTGGTCTTTCCCGACAGCCGGGGAACTGACAGCGCCGCCAACCAGCACTTTCGGGATATTGAAAATATCCGCCAGGATCTCTTCGGTGATGCGTTTACGTTCATTGGCCCCGATCTGCGCCTGGATAGCGGGGTGATAGCGCAACGCCGCCATGACGCTTGCGCCGAGGGTCATCACATTTGGACGCACTCCCATCGCGTTTCTGACCGCCTCAATGCCCTCTTCGATCAACGTGACGGGCTGGCCCTTACCACCCGCCCAGCGCTCTGCTGCCGCGAGTGATTTCTTTGACTTGTCGAGGTAGATTTTCGGGTCTTGCGCCAGGCGTGCCGCATACAGCTCGCGCTTTAAGGCGATACCATTCGTCGCCCTCCGGGTTGCTTTCGCTTCTTCGTTGAACAGCGATTCCGCCTGTTCACGGTAATCAACCGGTGCCGCAAGGTCGTGTTCGTTCAGCACGATATCCATCGAGCTGGATTTCTCGCGCAGCAGCACATTGCTTTCCGCACCGATGGCGCGTTCTGTGTCGTACTCTACAAACGCCCCTTTACCGAACAGCGGCACGATAATGCCTTCTTTCTCGGCCAGAACGACCGGGAACAGGTTTTCGCCGATATATGCAGCATTGCGATACCCGCGTGCGACTGATGTCAGCACCGGATCAACGATGCGTTTGCCTCTCAAATAGTCAGACATAGTTTCCTTTCCTTAAATTACAGGCAGCGGGCGACAGCAGCGTCGTAGCTGATGCCTTCAGCTTTAGCGAGTGCCTTAGCCTTGTTGTGTAGAGCCAGCCGAGCAGGGTCGGCTTCGGCGAACTCGGCTTCGACAGGTACGGCATTGTTGTCTTGCACACGCAACTTAGTTGCACTCTCACCAAACAGCAGCACAGGCGTAGCGCCACTCAGCAGGTCTTTGAACGCTGTCGCCAGCGGTCGGGTCACGTCGCCTTCGGAGAACTCCATCGGCTTGTCGCCCGTTGAAACCGCATCCAGCAGCGCGACAACCACCGACTGTGCAGCCGGTGCCAGTGTGCCGTTCGCCACCAGGGTTTCTGCAAACGCCGCATTGCTGGTGTGAACCGTTTCCTGACGACGCTGCGCGTCGGCTTTCGCCCGTGCTTCCGCGTCGGCTTTCAGCCGGGCGTTCTCTGCCTGCATCGCTTTAATTTCGTCTTCTGTCACTGTCGAATCCTCGTTTGATGGTAAATGTGGCGGCTCGCTAAACGCCGCCGGGGGGTCTTTCGCGTCGTCACGGTTGGCTTCATCGCGCAGGGCATCCAGTTGCCAGGGCGGCAACACAGCATCTGCGTCTTCCAGACCGAACTTACTGATGATGAAATCGCGCAAACGGCTGAACAGGCTGGCACTTGTCATCAGCCCCCAGTCTGCAAATTCCACAACGCCGGTTTCCTGCTCACCAAACGCCGCAGAGCGCAGCCCTTTGATGGACGGTGGCTTTGCGCCGAGAAAGCCAACGTGACGCAAATACAGCACGCCAGGCTTAGGGTTGTTCGGGCTGTCCGGGAGATAGAACGACGCGGAGATTTTTTTATAGCGCCCGGCGGTGACCAGCTCAGCGAACTGGGGGTCAACCTGTGCCGGTTCGGCAAGCAGGTCACTGCCCGTTGCCGACAGTGACGCAACCCAGCCATACGCCGGGTCATCCGTCTTCGGATGGCCCACCACAATCGGCGCTTCATGCACTGCCGGGTCATATGCCGCCGCACACGCAGCCAAATCAGCAGGCGTAAACGGCAATGTCGTGCCGTGCATGTCGGTATGGGTGCCGGATTTGAAGATGTGTAAAGGCATAACACCGTCCTGTTTTCGTTAAACAGGGTCAGTGTCATCGATGGTGAGAAAAACGGATTTTAATGGCGTTTAGAAAACACGGCTGCATGGCGAGGTGAGAGATGGGCAGAAAGCCAGCCTGTAAAGGCTTTATAAAGGATTTTCAGCCCGTATTGCCAGCACGCAGCACATCTGCGTACCGGCAATGCGAAAAATCAACCGTGAGCCGCTGATTCAATGTGCCGCTGTATCATATCGAGAACTGAGCGGACTGCCTCAGGTTGCAGCTCACCGTCGGCATCAACTGGCAGGTAAGGACGAGAACGTAACTCGACCGACTCATTACGGCCTGCCTTACCACCTAATTGATGTATAGCCCCGTAAACTAAATTGGTGCCAATGACCGAATGGCTGGAATCATAATCGGTAGTCACAGAGTTGGCCAGGAGCCCTTTATCTCTGAGTGTCTGACCACCCCGGTCTTCTGCGGCCTGTGATACCACCCACTTCGGGCGGCCCTCATCTTCAAAATTCAGTGCAGTTTCCGTCTGCAACGTTCCTGCAATTTTACGCATCGCCGGGGTCATGTCGGTTGCCGCCATCTCCAGCGCACGCAACCCGCGCCGCAGCTCACGGTCATTGATAGTGACAGAGACAGTACTCATTGTGTTAACTCCTGTTTTGCCAGCCCTGACAACGGGCCACGATACCGCGCCAGGTCAAGCCGGTACGCCGCACCCGGCGCATATGACCATCCCACATCCGTTGACACCTCATGACCACCGCTTTTGAAAGTGGCGACCTGCTGCATTTCACCGGTTTTTTCGCTGACCAGTTTCAACGACCAGCCCATCATGTTGGCAGACTCAATAACCTTCAGGCCACGCGCCCGGATATCATCACGACTCAGCGCAATCACAGAACAGCGGCACCGCCAACCGTTTGGCGGATAGAACGCCTGCCAAAAGGGATCGTCATAACGGAATACTTTGCCATGCAATTGCAGGTGGCTCTTCCGTGTATGACTGTCGTTGATGCCGGTATACATCCAGAACGGACGGTCATCGACGTTTTCCATCTGCTCGGCCCAGCGGCCAGCACTGTAGAGCACAGACATGTTGGTGCGGAAAATGGTATCGAGTCGCCACGGGCTACCCTGCTGAATAGTGGCCGGTTCACCCGTCACCGGGTCGGTCGTGTCTCGCGGCCCCCACCAGCCTTTGCGCTGCAAAACAGGCTCCAGCTCCTTGCGGAACCAGTTGCCGGTCTTGCCCTCGTCCAGTGCCTGTTGTAAGGCGGCGCGGATATCTTCCAGGATATCAAGCCGGGTGACTTTGGCCACGGTGAACGCCCTTGCGTGGGCCTCCTGCCAGACTTCTTCCCAGTCCCAGCTAATCGCAAACCCTTTTTTACGCAGATACTGCATGGCACGCTTCGGCGGCAGGGTCATGCAGTACGCCAGGTCAGCCGCTGTTGCGCTCATGCAGACGCCCCCAGATGTTGGCCACGAACAGGATACGCGCCAGGCGCTCTTGCAGGTCGTCGCTGCCCATTTGCGGATACAGCTCTGCAAGCTCACCGAGCAAATCAACCGGACGAACGCCCGCATGAACACGCTCAAACAGCGGAGCAAGCACCGGCTCCAGCGTCGCAGTCAGCGTGCCCCCGTTCATCAAAATATCCAGTGCTTCATCCAGCGTATCCTGTGCGTTCAGGTCAGCGGCCACGGCTTCGGCAAATTCGGGGGGGAGTGCCCCGGCAACCCCGGTGGCAGGCGTTTCGTCAATGTCACCGTCTTGCAACTGATATTGTCGCTTCCAGTATTGCGGGGTGAATTTCGCCCCGGCACGGCTCAGCTTCTCGTCTCGCGTGGCGAGTACATCATCAACGGATTCCTGCTCCCACAACTGGTAAACCGGGCTGTCAACGTTGCCGAAATTCAGCTCAACTACCCAGCGGATCATCTGGTTGATAGCACCTGTTACGATATCGGCATCACCGTCGCGGATATCCGCCGTCACTTCCAGTCCGGCCTGGGCGCTGGCTTTATTGCTGCTGGCTTCAGTCGTCTGGTTCTGCCCCAGCAGCGCCATCGCAATTTCACTGCGTGATTCCCGTATCAGGTTCTGGAAAATCTCGCTGGAATCAGATTTGCCCGCCGCTTCTTTGATGTCCACTGACGAATCATCAGGGATGGCAGCCACCGCGTCTTCAATCATCGCTTCCAGTGAATCCAACAGCGTGTTGATTTCGCTCTGAGCTGTACCGCGCGGGTGTTTGCCGATGACCCAGGGCGAACCATATTTCTCAGCAAACCGCACCCAAAACTTCCAGCCGCCTTTCTTGAAAGCAACAGGCCAGAAACACATGCTCATGTCAGGGAAACCGTAGGGGTTGTCATAGCTGGCGTCCTGCCGGGGCAGTAGGAATTTGTACTGCGGTACGGCTTCACCGTTCAGCCCCGCATCCCGTGCCCGGAAACGTAACTGGTTGGATGAATCGAACATGAACCATTCCGGCGGCTTGCCAACCACATCAGACACCGACCAGGCTTTCGCACTGCGTTGCCACATCAATTCGCACGGCTGGTAGCCGTAGAGCACAGCGTCAGTCATCTCGCCGATGATGCGCGAGACATCCAAATCAGCCAGCATATCGCGCACAAAATTAAATACCCGCACCGGTGCTGTGCCGCGCTCCAGCCCACGCTCTAGCGCTTTCACCGCCGCCTTTCTGCGACGAATACAGCCGCCGACCAGCGGGTCGGTGCGCAGTTCACGATAGATTTTGATATCACGCCCTTGCGCCTTCAGGATTGGGTCAGGGTTCGGCAGATACATGCCGAAGGCAGCGAAATCCATTGACCGCTCACGCCCGGCAATCTGCGCTGTCAGCGACTGGCTCGGCTCGGCAAAATTGACAAATTCAGTGGGGGACACCCAGATGCCTCGTGCCATCAGTAATTCTCCAGTAATCGGGTGGACGAACGGCGGCGGCGGGAGCTGGCTTTTACCGGCCCTTTGTTAATTTCACGACTGGCAAAGTACGCCAGTGCCAGCGCTATAGCAGCGTCACCGTGGCGCTTTCCGCCGTCAGTTTTGGCTTTTGAGCGCAACTCAGGCACGCGAGGAACGCCATTCACCAACTGAACAGCCCGCAGATCATCCAGCGTGTCTTCGTCCTTTGGCAGGTCAACAAGATTGCCGTCTTCCAGCGCGGCTTTGACCGGCGGCATATGCTCCCTATACCAGCCTTCTGTGGGCATAACCTGTTGCACCCGGCTGGCTCCGTAACGCTGCATGGCGTATTCCGCCAGATATGCACCGTTGCCCCGCGCATCGAACGCTGCCCCCAGCAACATCGGCAGACCATCCATCAGATACCAGGTGATCTGCTCCTGCTGTTTAAACGGCACGTTGCGCAGCTCAAGCACGAACGGTATGCGGCGTACCAGGTTTTTCTTCTGTAGCAAGGGATAGTCAACAGACAGGTCACCGCTGCGGCCAAAGTCGCGACCAAGGAACGAGCGGGCATCAGCAGGCAGCGCATCCAGTAGTGGTTTCAGGTGCGTATCCAGCCAGTCCTGTGTTTCGCTCCAGCGTATTTCATCGGACTTCAGCTCATAGCCCTCCGGGCATGTCAGGCGTAGCACTGGCGTATCAGCGGACATGCGAGATTCAATCAGTGCACGTGACAGCCATACGCCGCCGCCGTTCGCGGGGATGCAATCCAGCTCTTCTGCTGCGCCTGCTCCGTAAAATTTGTATACCGAGGCCATCCATTCGCGTTCAGCAGCCGCAGACCATTCACGCCCGGTACGCAGGCATACCCGTTTGAATAAGCCTTCCGCGACGGCCTCTTTAAATGTGATGCGTTGTACGCTGCCGCCCTGACGCCCGGCACGAATATCAATAATCAGTGAGTTAAAGGGATTGCCGTCACTGTCATGAGTGGAAATAACCCGCACCTTTCCACCCCAGATAAGCATCGCCAGCGCGGCTTTCAGCAGTTCATCAAGTTGCTCATGGAATGCGGCTTCGTCGATGACGATGATGCCCTGGCGACCACGCAGGTTAGAGGGGCGGCTGGATAACGCCACAATGCGAAAGCCAGACTCCGGGAATTTGATGGTGTAGGTTTTGATGTGCTTGTCGTCTTCGTCCTCTTCCCAGAAACCTTCTTCAATTTCGCTGGCTGCATAGTTGAACGCCCGCGCCCACATCGCGCACGCCTGGATATACTCGACGGTCATATCCTGGTTGTAGGCGATGTAATAGACGTTCATTCCGCCCGCCGCGACTGACGATGCTGCGGTCAGCACGTTATCAGATGCCTCTGCCCAGGTGATGCCGGTACGTCGGCTTTTCTCAATGACTTTGAGTGGGGACGTATCAGCAACCCAGCGCTGCTGATACGGCAGCAGCGCTGGCGGCGCGTCATAACCCGAGGTATCCGGTAATACCGGTGCCAGTAGCGTCATGACGCAATCCCCAAAATTTCACGGCGCAGCGCCTGTACTGCATCGGCAGACAGGCCGCCCTTGCGGGCAATCTTCTCGACATTGGCGGCGGCGGCTTCGGCACGCGCCTGTACTTCGATGCGAAATTTCTTTTGGTTTACACTGGCCCTGGCCAGCGTGGCGATATTCTTCGCGGCACTGGACAACAGCCCGATTCGCTCTGCCGGATCCAGCCCCTCTTCAGTGGCCTCCTGTAGATTAACAATGCTTTCAAACAGCTCTGTTTGTACCAGGGCAATGATGGCTTCAGAGCGTGCATCTTGATCGTCTGCGGCACCTTCAGTTAACAGGCGTGCAGCTTCGGTACTGGCTTTGATGGTTGCAAACCGGCGTTCAATTTTCTGCCCGTAGCGATGTATGGCTGATTTGCTGATTGAGTAGCCTTTCTCGCGCAATGCTGTTTCCAGCAGTTGATAACCACTGAAATCCGCATCGGTCAATGCGCGATCAAGCCAGCGGCGCACATCGTCTGGCAGTTTGTCGATAGTGCTGCGTCTTGCCATATCATTCGCTCCAGTATTTTTCGGGGCGAGCGATGCCAGGGCCACATTCCACAGTGTATTCAACCAGGTCTACGCCCAGCCGGGTCAGGTCTGCAAACCACGTGCCGCTGGGCTGCTTCACCAGTTCAATCATTTTGCGGTCAGCCAGGTAATCCAGTTCCCGCCGCAACTCCAGCGCGGTGGTATCCGGGTAAATCGCCCGCATGACATCCAGCAAGAAATTTTCATTTGAGGTATACGGCCGCGCTTTATTCAGCGTCAGCAATAAATTCCAGCGCATTGACTCGCGGCGTATCCGTAATACATCAACCACTATTGCCTCCCGTGCTGCTGCACCAGTTCCAGTTTGTTATAGAGCGCGTCCAGTTTAGCTTCGATGACAGTCTGTCCCCGGATATAGTCTTCCCGACGGACATAGTTCAGTGGCATCTCTGCTTTTAACGCCATCAGGTCGCGCTCCAAACTGTTCAGATTGCCTGTTGACTCGCGAAGGGTGGACTCGAATGCAGAAAACCGCTCCATCTGCCGTTTTTCCATTTGGGCGAAAAACATCTTGGCCACCGTGAAGACAAAACCCATAAACGCGATCATCAGGCTGACCAGCGTCCAAAACTCGACTTCAATTTTCATTGCTTCTTCCTGTTCTTCAGCCCGTCGATGTAATCGAGCAGGCCGTTAATCTGCGCCACTAATTGCTGGTAGCGCTCGCCGGTGTCGATGCTGTGGGCGAGGACGTCGCGCTGGGTGACGCCGCTGTCGCGTAGCCAGCGGTCAACGGGGCCAGCGGTTGTGGTCGGGTCGCCAGCCCCGCTGGTAATGGCGGTAGCTCCTGTTCCGGCAGCGATGCCAAAGGCGGCGTTGTATTGCTGCACGAAGCCAGCAGTAAACACGCACTGCACAGGGTGAGCCTGGCCGCGAGCATCAATCCAGAGTTGGGTAACATCGTCGATTTTCCTCTTCAGGTTTTCGTTTTGTTTACGCAGGGCGGCAGTGGTTGTGAGGTATTCCCGCTCGGCGTCATTCGCAGTCTGCACCTGCTGCTGGTAGCGCTGCTGTAATGCGACCAGCGCCGCGTTATCCCGTTCTGCCTGCTGCTGGGCCTGCCGGGTGTAGTCGGCCTGCAATGTGGCCAGCGCCGCTTTGCCCTCTGTTTCAGCTTTCGTGAAACCCTGCTGATAACCGCGCTGGTGGACAAAACCTAACGCGACCAGCACAGCAGCGATGCAGAGCAGCAATTTCCAGGGAAGATTATTAAGCCCGGTCAACACAGCTACGGCCTCCCCATGCGAGATAGCGCGGAGCCAGTTCCAGCAGAATGCGCTGCGGATAATGGCGGTTCTCACGCCATGCTGCGGCATGACGCCCGGCGTTAACGGTAGCGACCTGGCCGAACCAACGCTGACTATCCAGCCCGCGTTGTGCGGCCAGTTTCTGGTCGCGCTGTACCCAGCCCAATCCGCCGTTGTAACCCGATAGCGTCATGGCCATCCGCTCGCAACTGTTGGCAGCACTGATGCGCTGCCAGAGCCAGCGGTCATAACTGGTCAGCGCCCGGATGGCCCAGGCGGGGTTAAACGGCTGATTAGCGGCCAGGGCGGGAATAGCATTGCTGATCCACTCTGAGGTTGACGGCATAAACTGCGCCAGGCCGCGAGCGCCAACGGGCGACACGGCGTGTGGGTTCCAGCCGGATTCCTGATGCAGTTGTGCTGCCAGGTCAGCAACTGGGGCATTCAGCCCCCAGTCGAGGCGAGCATTACGGATCACGTCGTTGCGGTATTGCTGTGCGGCAACGGGCGGCTGTGCGGCATGAGCCTGACTGAAAAAGCCACCACACCAGAGCAGCCAGGCAATCACCAGATTGGCCACAAGCTGCCACCAGAAGCTGTATTTATCGTTGCGTTGTTCGCCATGTTTTATGGCTGTTACGCCCAGACCAAAGGCGAGCAGGATGATGAAAGTGATTTGCGGCCAGCCCATGATTACAACCCCATCGCCACGGCGAGGCACACTGCCGCCACAATGATCGCCCGGCGAATCAGCGCAGCGGCAAACACCATGTGATAGCCGGTCTTGACCGGATACAGGCCGACATCCATTAACGAGGGTTCGTGTTTCAGGTACTGCCCGAGGGCTGCTTTCGGGAACAGCGAACGGTCAAGCCAGTACCCCAGCACGGCAGCCAGCGTAATCAGGGCGATTTTGTAGATGACGACGGGGAGTTGTTGCGGTGATACCAGTGCAATCACAGCCAGCAGCAGAACGGCGGTAATCTGCCAGCCGAAAAGACGTTCCAGACGTTTGATGCGGAATTTTTTGAGGTTCATAGCTGTCTCCTTATTTAGTAGAAACAGCATGACGGATTGTGTTACGTCGGGATTTTAAACAGCGTTAATAGCGACAAGGGGAAGGCAAACACCAGTATGGTGGAGAAAACCAGCTCCACGACGGGAGCAGGTCATTGTCGATTTTAGCGCGGTAAGGAGAAACCTGAATCCAATGAGCCATGAAACCGCTAACAATATGCACGCATTGAGTTTTACACTGGCGAACTGTGTTTCACCAACGGTCAATGCAGAAATTCACACATTACTTAGTGAATGTCTTCAATATTCGGATGGGATTGCCGTATTTCAAATGCAATTATCTCCAATGCTTGCTGCCACTCTTCAGCGTCCGCTGACACCTCCCAGATAGCTGCTATTTCGCCGGGCATGTCCACTCCGTTGTATCATCCGGCTTGAATACAGCCAAACAGCCAGGACGTGGTGGCTTATTATCTGGCGTGGGTGGTAGGGTTACTGTTCTTTTCGGTTTAGGTGGTGCTTGCCTAATGCCTTTTGAACAACTCACTGCGCTTTCATAATATAAGTCATATTGACGCTTAATTTGTTTTACGGCGGCGCTAATTTTTTGCGGTTCATTCGAGGATAAGTCTTTAAGTGAACCAACTTGCTCTGACCACCAACTCTGGGCATACGCACCTGTCATCATACAGGAACCATAGGCCGGGAACATATCACCCTCAATGACAAACTGCTTACCCTCATTCTCCAGTTGCCTGAACAATCTGCCGTAGTTAGGGAAATCATCAGGCTGCCAGTCTGTTTTTTGCTGAACCTCCTGCACTGTATCCCATACTTTTTTCAGATACGTTACGCCAATATCAATACGCTCTTTATCATTTAACTTTGCGAAATCATACGGCTTATACGTTAATTGGTCGGCATAGAGATAGAACCAATAGTCGCTATCTAAACCCTGCACAACCCTGTTTAGAACAACGGATTTACAAGCGCTTTTTGGCACCTTGACAGCCGTGCCTTCTTTATTGATTTCAATGAAGCAGTTATGCCCGGTGGCAGCATATTCAGCAGGAATGGTGGCATTATCAGGAATGTGAAACTTGATGGTTAAAAACCGGTTACGCTCAACAGCCTTTTCCTGGAATTGTTCAGCGTATTTATCAAGACCGGGGAGTAACTGGCGGATAGCGGGTAACAATCGATTGATATCAGGATCATCGGTTGTTATTGAGAACGTGGGTGCTGGAACCTTTTTCTGTTCGGTTTTGGTACTGTTTTCTTGTTCATCACCGCATCCAGCCAGTATCAGCACCATAGGAATGGCAAATTTTAATTTGCGCATAATCCATATCCTTATGTGTATAAAATATTAAAAGAAAATTTTTGATGTAATAAAAATGAGTACGACGAATAAGGCACCGATTACCTGCGCGGCACCACGCCATGATACAGGTCCGAAATGACTAATTAGCAAACTGCATACAACAACAAACAACATGAACGCTATGAAGCGAATAACCTTTCCTTGCCTCTTACGATGAATTGCTTCACGCTCACGTCGGCGCTTAAGCTCTTCAAACTGTTCTTCACAATGTCTACAACATGTTCTTCCTGGCGAGAGGTATCGCTGCTCACAATATGGGCATGGCAAAATAAGATATTGGTGCTCATGGTAATCTCGACCGGCTACCCGATTGTTATTACCACCAACATTAAAATCTGTCATCTAAAGCCCCTTATGACTGCTTATTTTCCCTTATAATCCCGTCCAGCCACTCGGTTATTATCACCCGATACTGTAAAGCTGTTACTTACACTATTAGAACCAGAGGTCAACGCAGCCAACACCGCCGATTTCACGACAAGGGGAGCGGCACGATAGTGATTAATCAATTCCAGTTCATCATTGGGTAACGCCGCACTAGCTCTAACCCCAGTAACAACATACTGAACATCTAAGCCAAATTTTGCCAAGGCTGCCAAATAAGAAGCATCAGGAAAACGCTCACCTTTTTCATAGTTTAATTGGGTAAGTTTTTTCACGCCCCCGATCTCTCCCATGGCGGGCTGGCTTAACCCCAAACGTTCACGCTCTTCTCTTAGTCGCTCACCGATATTATTTTGCATACTAATCTCTATTGATTGGTATAAATTTTTATACCATAATTTACCACATATCCTACAAACATCATTGCACTACCGGAGGCCATAACATGACGCCCGAACAGGTGAAACAACGCTTTCAGCAACACGGCATCACCGTTACCGCGTGGGCCGCAGAAAACGGCTATTCACGCGAAGCGGTATACCGCGTTCTCAACGGCTTCGTAAAAGCCCGCTACGGCAAATCACACGAGATTGCTGTCAAGCTCGGCCTAAAGCCCGCGGCCTGACCAACCTTTCATTATAGGAAACAGATTATCACATATTAGAAAAAGGGGAATGTATGAGCAAACTGAACGTTTCCAGTGCAGGCACCCGAATTTTGAAGGTGTTTAAAGCCCTGAAAGGCCACACGTTAACCGGGCTGTCAAACAGTGAGTTAGCCGCTGCGTTAGACGACTCGCCAGCCAATATTAACCGCGCACTGAATACGCTGATCGAGGAAGGATTAGCGCAAAAACTGGACAACGGACGTTTTGCCCTCTCAATGCAGACACTGCAAATAGCCCACGCGCACGCCAGCGAAGTGGCGCGTGCGCAGGACAGAATCAACGAAATGAACCAGCGCCTTCTCGCTGGCGGCCGCTAATAAGGAACAAGAACGATGGCACGTACAAAACAAGAACCGTCTCAATTAGTGGAAGACGCTCCGTTATCGGGCGAACTGAATGTAAAACTGAATGCAATGACCGAACACCGGATGCAGGTGATGCAGCAATTTGGTGATGGCCTGCCGTATGAACGTGATCGCATCATCCACGAAGCGCGTTTTTATATGGCGCAATCTGCGGAAGCCATGCTGGAGGCGGGTAAGAGACTGGTAATTCTCAAAGAGAATGAGCCTCATGGCGACTTTATTGAGATAGTTGAATCTCAATTGTCTCTGTCAAAGCGTACTGCACAGGTAATGATGCAGGCGTCTCTCAAATATCTTTCACCAAAACTTGAGTCAAAAGCGCAAGCGCTTGCGCTTTTGGGTAAAACGAAGCTCTTTGAGTTAATGACCGAAAGTGATGAAGAACTTATCGAGTTAACTGATGGAGGCACTATCGCTGGAATGACACTCGACGATATCGACCGCATGACCAGCCGGGAACTGAAAGCCGCTCTGCGCGAAGCCCGTGAAACCAACGCTGCACAGCAGCGCGTGCTGGCCGATAAAAACGAGAAAATTGACGCGCTTTCAACAAAGCTGGAAAAGAAATCCCGTCTCCAGCCCCCCAAGCCTGACGAAGAAGTCAAGCGCCTGCGTACCGAGGTTGCAGGCGTTGCTACCGATGCCGAATCGGCGATTACAGTTCGACTGGCCAATGCGTTTGAAACGCTTGTCGCCTATTGCGCTGAAAACTTTATTGATGTCCCCAAAAACTTTATGTCTGGGTTGCTCTGCGAGCTGGAAATGCAGGTGCGCTCTCTGCGGGAAACGTTTGACCTGCACGATTCGCCGACAGGTACTGACAGACCTGCATTTCTGGATGAACCCGAGCCGCAGATACAAAAACCGGACTGGATGAATAGCGAGGACGCATAAATGAGTGCTGCCCTGACCGAAAGATTGGTCGCCATCGCCCGCGCCGCCCGCGAGGCGGGGCACGGTGGACGTGGCGCTATTTATGACGCTGCCTGTGTGGAGCTAGGCATGTCCCGCGCCACGCTGTTACGCAAGCTGAAGGAGGTCACAGTGACGGATAAACGCAAAAAGCGCACTGACGCCGGGCAAAGCACGCTGACACGTGACGATGCCGCCGTGATATCCACCACGCTGAGGGAAGCTACACGTAAAAACGGCAAGCGGCTTTATTCCATCGCGGATGCCGTTGAAGCCCTGCGTGCCAACGGCATGATTACGGCAGGCCGCCTGGATGAATCCACCGGTGAGTTTATCCCGTTGTCCGAAACTGCTATCAGCCGCGCACTGCGCAATTATGGACTGCACCCTGACCAGTTAAGCCAGCCAGCACCGGTCACGGAGCTGGCCAGCCTCCATCCCAACCACGTATGGCAAATCGACGCCTCGCTCTGCACGCTGTACTACCTCAGCAACGGCAGTAAAGGGTTGCAAGTGATGGATAGCGCCAGGTTCTACAAGAACAAACCCGCAAATCTGGCACGCATCGCCAGTGACCGAGTTTGGAGCTACGAAATAGCCGACCACACCAGCGGCTGGATCTACGTCGAGTATGTGATGGGCGCTGAATCTGGCGAGAACCTGTGTTCTGTGCTGATTAACGCAATGCAGGAGCGTGGCGGGGCCGATGTGCTGCACGGCGTACCGAAAATCCTCTACCTCGACCCCGGCTCGGCCAACACCGCTGGGATGACCAAAAATTTGTGCCGGGCGTTGGGCATTGAACTAATAGCGCACAAAGCCCATGCGGCACGCTCGACAGGCAGCGTGGAAAAGGCACGTGACATTATCGAGCGCAAGCTTGAGCCGGGCTTGAAGTTCCAGCCGGTACACAGCCTGGAAGAGTTGAACGAACTGGCAGCAAAGTGGCGTGCACACTTTAACGCCACGGTGGAGCACAGCAGGCACAACAGAACCCGCACCGACGTCTGGCTGAAAATCACCGCAGAGCAACTGGTCAAAGCGCCATCCGTCGAAGTCTGCCGTGAGCTGGCCGTGGCAACGCCGGAAGAGCGCAAAGTCACGCCAAAACTTCGTGTTTCGTTCCGGGGCATTGAATACGACGTGTCTACTGTTCCGGGCGTGATGGTTGGCGAAAAATTGTTGATTACCCGCAACCCGTGGCGCACTGATGCTGCCCAGGTGGTGCTGACTGGCGCAGATGGCCATGAAACGTTTTTCCTGGTTGATGAAGTCACCAAGAACGAATTCGGTTTCGCTGATTCCGCCGCCGTTATCGGCGAGCGCTACAAAGCCCAGGCGGACACGCCCGCCCAGACAGCAGCCAAGCAACTGGAACAGTTGGTGACAGGTACAGATAACGCCACCGACGCGGCAGCAGCACGCAAGGCGCAGGCGCTGCCGTTCAGCGGAAAACTTGACCCGTATAAACACATCGACGACACCACGCTGCCGACATTTATGCCGCGTCGTGGCCAGGCATCAGAGGTACGCGGGCCGCGTATTGAGCAACGCCCACTGACCCACGTTGAAGCAGCCAAAATTCTGCGGGAACGCTTTACTGAACGCGGACAAAAGTGGACAGCCGAGCACTTCCGCCTGATGGCTTCACGCTGGCCGGACGGCGTACCTGAAGACCAGCTTGATGAAATAGCAACGTCACTGATAGCGCCGGTTTCCAACTTTATCAACATCGTCAACGGCAATTAAGGGGGGGGGTGAGCATGTTGGTACTGAAAGGACAGTTAAAACAGGCACAACTGTCACAGGCCGTTGTCGCCAGAAGCATCGCAGTGTCAGAGGCCACACTGGCACAAATTCTTAATCACGACCAGTGGCCACGCACCAACACCGGGGAAATTCGCCAACGTCTGACAGCCTTTCTGTTGGCTAATGGCATTGAAACACAACGTAGTTTTGATGCTGTGCAGGACGGCACATCCCGCACAGCAGATACAACAGATCTCACAACGGAGGAGAATATGTTACTCAAAAAACAGGTGTTATTTCCAGCAACAAAAAAGGCATTCGGGCTGTTCCGTGACCCGTTTGCCGACGACGCCATGCAAGGTGCCGACGATGTGTTTACCACTCCAGATATACGCTATGTGCGCGAAGCGCTTTACCAGACCGCCCGGCACGGTGGATTTATGGCGGTTATTGGTGAGTCTGGCGCAGGCAAATCGACACTGCGCCGCGACCTGATTGAACGTATCAACCGCGAGAACGCGCCAGTGATTGTTATCGAGCCATACATCATCGCCATGGAGGATAACGACGTTAAGGGCAAAACACTGAAGGCGGCGGCAATCGCTGAGGCCATCATCAGCACAATATCGCCACTTGAGGGCGTCAAACGCTCGCAAGACGCACGTTACCGTCAACTGCATCGTGTGCTGAAAGAGAGCTGTGCAGCGGGTTACAACCACGTTTTGGTGATTGAAGAGGCACATAGCTTGCCTATCCCCACTCTCAAACACCTGAAAAGGTTCTTTGAGTTAGAGAGCGGGTTTAAGAAGTTGCTGTCAATCGTGCTGATTGGTCAGCCCGAACTGGCTACAAAGCTCTCTGAACGCAATATGGAGGTGCGTGAGGTCGTCCAGCGCTGTGAAGTGGTTGAACTGCTGCCGCTGGATAACAGTCTGGAAGATTTCCTGACGTTCAAGCTGGCCCGCGCAGGGAAAAAACTGGCTGACATTATCGATGCCAGCGCTATCGACGCCATCCGGGCACGACTGAGTAATCAGCTAGGCGGGCGCAAAAGCGTCAGCCTGCTGTATCCGCTGGCTGTCAGCAATCTGGTGATTGCAGCGATGAATCTTGCTGCCGATATCGGTGTTCCGGTAGTTAATGCGGACGTAGTGAAGGGAATTTAATCATGGGAAAAATCGTCATCAGTATTGAGCAAAAAAGCGAAGACATTCTGGCGAACGGCATGATGGATGTAGATATCGCTATTACAACCACAACAGAAGCAGCGAAAAATGACAACGCGCTGGTGTTGCTCATGATGTGCCTGATTCACGAAGGACTGCCCACGCTCACTCGCTCTGCCAATGCACAGTTATTGCGCCAGGTGCAGTCAATAAAATCAGTAACAGAAACCGGAACAGAAACGGACAGGAAAAATTATCACTGAGCGAGGTAAATATATGGGCCTCAGTAAACGAATAGCGATTGATATTAACCCGGAATTACAAGCAGCCATCGTTGCAACACAGGCAGCAATAGCGCGACTGACTGCGCTGCAAATCCCCGTCGAGGGGTTATCTATCGAGTTTGGTAAACGCCCGACCATCCTTGTTAAATCAGGCCCGGCGTGCAGAAAAATGGTGAATGACGGTCAGGCGGTTCGTTATTCAACGGGTATTGATAACAACGGGAGGTATCAGAAATATCAGTGTCATCTGAATAATTGCCGTGTCGTGTGGGAAGAAAGAAGCCATTAATTAAGTCATCAGTAATAAGGAAAATAAACATGAAAGGTAAAAAGCGGCTTAAAGCTGCGGCGGCCCCGTATGTCGCGCAGACGAAAGACGAAGTTATCGCTGGAATTAAACAGCTCGGCGATATTCAGCGTGAATTAATCCGTGTTGAAACAGAAATGAATGACTCAATCGCCGAGATTACTGCCAGTCATTCCCCGGCTATTGAGCAGTTGAAAGCCAAAATGGAGGAGCTGCAAAGCGGTATACAGACCTGGTGCGAAGCCCACCGGGACGAGCTGACCAACGGCGGAAAGGTCAAGTTCGCCAACCTGACTACCGGTGAGGTGCAGTGGCGCAACCGTCCGCCTTCAGTCAGCATTCGCGGTGTTGAATCTGTTATCGAGTTTTTGAAGCGCCTGAAATTAGATCGCTTTATCCGCGTTAAAGAGGAAATTAATAAAGATGCCATTCTGAATGAACCAACAGCAGTAAAAAATATTCCCGGAATCACCATCAAAAAAGATGTGGAGGATTTTTCTATTATTCCGTTTGAGCAGGAGGTGGTTTGATGGGGATGAAATGCACGTCGTGTGAAACCGAAGTTGATTATCTCAACCAAGAGCAGGCCGATGTCATGGTGTCTGCTGTTGATGGTAATTGGGTTGTAGACCTGATCCTGAAATGCCCGCACTGTGGCTGCAAATATAACACCTTTGTTCCCGTAGAGGATTTTACAGTATACCCGGAGGATAATAATGAAAGGTATTCCATATAATAACCGCTCGTCGTTATATCAACTGGCATTACAGAAGTTCGGGCCTGAATCACAACTGTTAAAACTGATTGAAGAGGCGGCAGAACTGGCCGCCGCCGCATCGCGCAATGTCAACGGCCTCGGTAACGAGGTCGATATGGCAAGTGAAATGGCAGATGTCGAAATTATGATCGAGCAATTCCGTCTCAACGGGCTGGGTAAGTTAATTGACTTCCAGAAGCAGAAAAAGCTGAAGCGTCTGGCAGAACGGCTGGGGGTGGAATATGCCGAAGAAAAGTAATAAAGGCCTCTATATTCAGTGCACACGGTGTCGCCATAAACATTACGAGTCAAACAGAAAAGAAAAACGTGACCCTAAATACAAAGGCTCTTTGCGTGTATATAACTCTGTTTGTCCGCGTTGTGGTTGCAAAAGTTATTATGACCTGACGCCGCAATTTGCATGGTGCTGGGCCAGTGGCCTGATCGAGACTGGTGATGCTCTGCCAGCAAATGATGCCGATGGTTCTGGCGTTATTCAGATTGCATCAGGCCCAAAATATGCGTTGAGAACCTGGCTTGAAGTTGTTGCCAGGCACGGGAAAGGAAACAGTGAGGGAAAGTTGCTCGTCCCTGGCATACCAGAGGCATCGGACAGCGATAAGGCACTGGAAGCCTTGCAAACATGGCTGAAATGGTGCGCGCCACGAGTACCGATTGAAATCACGGTGGTTAAATCATGACCTACTTAGCTGAATGTATTTACGCCGGGCTGATCTGCGCAGGTCGAAAAGCGATAAAGAAAGCCTGCATTTATCTGACCGTCGGCGCTGTAGCTATCACTTCAGTTTCCTGGCTGGCATTTAAAGCGGGCCTGACAGGCGATGACACAGACGGTGTGAGCCGCTCTGGTTTGTCGTTGTATACTGATGCAACAACGGGTTGTCAGTACCTCAGTGCTGGGGGTTCTGGCATCACACCGCGCATGGATAAAGACGGATACCAGATTTGTGATGACCGACCCGTGCGCATGGCGGTGGGGCATGAATAAGAACCAGTTGATCAAGCTCATCCACATCGCAAAACGCGACCTGCACCTGGACGATGATACCTATCGCCAGTTACTGGCCAACACGACAGGGAAAAACTCTACGCGGGACATGGCAGTCCCGCAGTTAGTTGTGGTGCTGGAAGCGATGAAAAGGCGTGGTTTCAAGGTTAAGCCAACTAAAAAGACTGTAACTGGCCGCAAACTGGACGATGCGCCCCAGTCTCGGAAAATCCGGTCTTTGTGGCTGGAAATGGCAGATAAGGGCATTGTCCGTGACCGTTCCGAAGCCGCCATGGCGGCGTTTGTACGACGGGAAACCGGTATTGATGGTTTGCAATGGCTTAATTCAGAACAGGCTAGCCATGTAATTGAGAAGCTGAAGAAGTGGCAACATCGGGAACTCAACGCGAGTAAAATATCATGAACGGTGATAACAACTTCCGCAGCAAGGGGCCAGAACTGCTTATTGAACTGGCGCAGCATACAGCAATCACGGCTCGTGAAGTCGTGGACACAATCAGTCCTGAAGTGGCCGAACAGATTGGCGAAGCGGTTGCGAGCAAGATGATGCAAGTCTGGGGTGGCCAGAACGTTTACTTTCCGATGGGCATGGCGTGGAAAGTCAGCCAGCGCGACCGCCAGATTTTCGCCGCATTCAACGGTCACAATCACCACGACCTGGCGCGACAGTTCGGATGCTCCTTGCAGTGGGTATACAGCGTTGTAAAAAGAGTCAGGAAAGAGGAACTGGCGCGGATGCAAGGCAGGTTGTTTGACGATGACCAGCCCGCGGAATAACATTCACTCGACAGGCCGAACACAAATTTTCTCTGAATTTTTCGACGGCCTGATTTTTTCACATGCTGAAAGAGAATTACACTAACCATCCTATCTCTTCCCACTTCGACCCGCCTTATCCCATAATTTATCTCACAGGTTTGGTATTACTTATCTCACTTCTCATCAGCGCGTCGTGATATTTGCTGTAGTCGACGATGACATTCAGCTTGATACCAGGAAAACGGTTCTCAAACGCCTGCTTGAAGCCCGTTTGCTGTGACTGCACATCGCCACCGGCATAAACGGTGACCGTCCCGCCTTCTCTGAGCGCGCTCTGATAAATTTCATCCAGTGAACGGGTATCGGGTGCAACGGCAGCCTGCGCTTGCCAGCTGCTGATGCCCGCCATCATGGTCAAGAGTAGTGCGGTTTTTTTTAAGTACTTCCCAGTGTATTGCATCGTGGTCTCCTTGACTGGGGTGATAAAAGCCGTGCCGACAGGCGATAACCTTCAGAATTGAACGACAGCGACGGCGTAATAAGCGAACGACTGCAGGTGTTTTTCCCTTTTTCTGTCAGGGAATTGAGAGTTGAGTCTATCGGATTAAATAAAAACAAACAGGAAGAAAAAATGAACGAAATGATTAAAAACACTGAATGATTCTAGGCGGTGAGTTGTTCTTGGTGTGCGACTAATTCTGGAATTAAATGGTGGGAAACGGGGTGTGGTACAACGTTATTATTAATTTTTTCTAATTATTTTTGATTGGGTAAGAGAATGGTCTGATTGTACAGAAAGAACGCAGAGATCACAGACAAGGGCAAAACGCCCTGTCTGGCAGGGCGGAGAAAGCGTCTCGGGCGAACGACCATCAGGCGGCGGTATTAACCAGATTGCCTTGTGATGAGGCGGAAGCCAGCGAAGAGGAAAAACTTTGCAGGAAAGTCGACAGCGATGCATTGCTGCTATCGCCACCCAAAGCGGTGACCATGGAACTGAAGGCACTTTGCAATTCGCTCAACTGGCTGCTCGATACAGAACTGCTGGAAGAGGAATCGGAAGAGAGTGCGCTAATCAGTGAAGACAGGTCATTTTTCATCGGGTTGTCAGACAGCGACGATGAGTTGGATGACGCACCGATGCTGTGCAGGGTATCCATCAACGTATGCAGGAAGGTGGCCACGGCTTCTTTCGCGCTGGAAGACGAGGTGTCCGACGTGCTGCTGTCTGTTGAGGATGTTGACGATGTCGTGGAACTGGTTTCCGAGGTACTGCTGGTGCCAAGCGTGATACCAATTGAAGATAACGCTGTCACCAAAGACGAAAACAAGCCCCCCTCTTTATCATCATCCTGTTTACGGTAAGGGAGCGCCGTTACAGAAGATGAGGAGGACGACGTGGAACTGACGCCGGATACCTGCAACACGGAATTATATAACCCCGCGTAGTTGGAGGATATGGACATCACCAT